CAGACCATGCGGGAATTTCTGACATCCATAAAGGGGATAAGCGACAAGACGGCGGGGAAAATCATCTCCGCCATGATAGAAAAAGGCGGGGGAACATGGGAAGTATAATTGCGACAGTAACTTACTGCTTTTGCGACAGTAACTTACTGCTTTTTAAAAACAAGTGTTCTTGTTCCAACTTGCCTTAACATCTGCAAAATCTTAAAATATAAGCGGTACTTAAAGGAACGTGATAGAGGTGGAGCGGATGGACTGGGGGAATGAAAAAACACAAGTAAAATGCCCTTTTTATATATCCCATACATACCCACGGGGGAAGGGGGCGACGGCGATAGCGTGCGAGAAATTGCCGGATATAGAAAATTCCTGCACTATGCGGATATGCTTTACCAAAAAAGCGGAACTCGTAAAATACATGGATAAGTATTGCAAGTGCTTTTCCTATCAGAAATGCCCGCTATATCGCCACATATCGGAAGAGATGGAGAAAGAGGATGACAAAGAAAGAGCAGGAAGAGCTAAAAAGGCAAAATTCATTGTATAAGAAAGTGAAGGAAGCAAGCGACAGAAAAAGCAGGGAGATCCAATTCTTAGAAAGACGGGCGGAGCACTGGGGAAGGCTGAAAGCAGACAAAGACAGGGAACTGGATAAAATGGCGGTAGAACTCCGCCACAGTCAAGCCCTATGCGGGATTCTTTTGGAAAAGCTAGGAGGAAAAACATCCGTAGAGGGAAAAGAATGGCAACAAGCCATTAGGGAAGGAAGGGACGTCACGGCGTGCACGGATGAAAAGGGAAGCTTTACCTTCTTTATTGCTGGGGACAAGGTAACGGAAGAAGGTTAAAATGCTCCTAGAGAAAGGGGGCACATCGTGAAGAAAGCAAAGACCGATTCAAAAGAAAAGAAAAGCCGAAGATCGCTTATAGATGACTATAAAACGCCAGAGATGCTTATATACCTTGAAGACCTAAAAAGGCAAGGGATGACTGATGAGGAGATAGCGGGGAAAATAGGGATTACTGCAAGGAATTTTGCCTACTGGAAAGCAAAATGTAAAGAGATACGGGATGCAGTAAAAAACGGTAAATTCGTGTCGAATGCGCAGGTGGTGAACGCCCTTTTTAAGGCGGCACTCGGGCACGTGGTGAAAGCACCGACTATCCTTAAAGACAAGCAAAGCGGAATCCCCTTAGTCCGTAAAAAGGACGGGGAAATAGGGCTTATGACAGGAGAAGAAGGAGAAGAAACGATATTATATGACGACTATCTGTATATCAAGCCTGATGTTAAAGCAATGATTTACTATCTTGCTAATCGGTGCTATGAAGAATGGCGCATGAACCGAACGGAAGAAAGCGGAGCAGAAAAGGCATCGCCCGGAGTGGTGGAAGTAGTCGTAAGAAATGGCGGACTTGAGGAGTTGGAAAGAAAAGCGATAGAAGAAGCAAAAAAAAGAGATGCAGAAGCAGAGAAGAAGGCAGGATAGACCCGCCTTCTTTCTTTGATTTCAGAACTTTTTTATGTGGAAGGAAATAAAAAAAGAGCCTAAGCCCTTTTTCTATCGTCTTCTAATTCTGTGCCTTTTCTTCTGTATGTTTCACTGCCGTAAGTTAAACGAATTTGTGCCATGTCGTAAGGCTTTCTATTCTGCTTATGGTATCCTTCGGGGGCTTTATACCAAACGCCCTTGTTGGGGGAATACTTGAATTTAAGGGATTTCAAAACGTCCTTGTGCTCTTTGGTGTTTCCGCTTACCCATATCCAAGATCCACAAACTTCTATCAGCATATCGGGGAAGTTAAGAAGCTGTTCTATGATAGTCATAAACTCGTCGGCGGTTTCGGATGTAGCTTTTTCGTACTTCTCACCTTTTGCATTTACGTGGAAGGCTTTAAGTCTGTCGAATGCTTTCGAGAAGGCTTCAGATACCTTTTTCATCTCTTCAGTCGCCCATTCTTGATTTCCGATGTTGTTGTCAGGGTGAAATTTTATAGCTAACTTGTGATATTCCTTTTTTAATTCCTCGGCGGTAGTGCAATTTGTGAAGTATGCAGTCATTTTATTTTCCTCTCTTTCTTATGTGGGCTTGTGCCTGCCGGCTTGTTTTCTTTGCTATGTCCATAGTTTACAACACTATGACCATAGTGTCAATAGTTCAAGACTCGAAATATTTAACAAATATGCACATAGTTATTTGTGCAATATGCCTATGTACATAGATGATTAAATATGCTATACTCTTTGCAAAGGAGAGAAAAACAAATGGAAGATAAAAAGAAGAAAGCGATTCGAGATATCGCATATCAAAAGGAAAAGATTAAGCGGATTCCCTTTTCAATACAGCTATCCGAATACGACGCATTAAAGGAACAAGCGGAAAGCGTGCCTATGAATACCTTCATCAAGAAAGCCCTGAACTCCTACACAGGGCAAGAGATATTTAAGGTGTAGGGGGGGATTATGGAAGACTTGCGGTTTGAGTGGGACGAGAAGAAAAATGAAATCAACATCAAGAAGCACGGTGTTAGCTTTGAAGAAGCAAGAACGGCTTTTTATGATGAAAATTCAAAAGTAGAATATGACGAGGAACATTCCATAGACGAAGAACGCTTCATATTGATAGGAAAAAGCATAAAAGAAAAGCTTTTATTCGTCGTTCATTGCTATAGAAAAGCGGAAACAATTAGAATTATATCCGCACGAAAGGCAAATGTAGGCGAACAAGTAAAGTACGAAGGGGGTTTATATGATTGAGCAGAAAAAGACGCAAGAAGAAGCAGACGATGAAATTCTGAACAAAAATTTTGATTTTAAACACGCTGTTAAAAATCCGTATATTGAGCGATTAAGGGGGCAAGATTCCGTCATTGTAGATATAGAAGCCATTAAATACTTCAAAGAAATGGCAAAAGGCACGGGGACGGATTGGAAGACCTTAGTAAATATGTATTTGGTAGATGCCGTAAATCAAAAGAAAAAAGTTAGATGGGATTAAGTTAAGTGATTCTATCGTAAAAGAGGGTTTGACACCCTCTTTTTTTATTGCGTGGGTATAAATCCCCTCTTTTTGCTATGAAAGAAGGAAGAAAGGGGGATTTTATGGATACGATTTGGACGCCACAGCCTAAGCAAGCGCTCATGATGGCACGACCGGAGTATGAAGCATTGTACGGCGGTGCCGCAGGTGGTGGGAAAACCGATTATTTAGTAATTGAAGCATTAAGGCAAGTTCACATCCCCCACTATAAAGCCCTTATCTTGCGCCGTACCTTCCCGCAGTTAAAGGAAATTATAGATAAAGCCTATCTCTACTACCCGAAAGCGTTCCCCGACGCAAGGTACAACAAGACAGAGCACAGATGGACATTCCCTAGTGGCGCAAAGATTGATTTCGGAAGTCTCAACTCGGAAGAGGACAAGTACAAGTATCAAGGTATCGCATACGACTTTATCGGCTTTGACGAGCTAACGCATTTCACAGCGACACAGTACGAGTATCTTAAGAGCCGTAACCGTGCAAACGGGGCGGGAACAATCGTATACACCCGGGCGACAGCAAATCCGGGCGGTATCGGTCATGGTTGGGCAAAGGATCGCTTTGTAACCTCTTGCAAAGCAGGAGAGACCAAAGTTGAGGTTTACAAGGTAAAGACGGAAAGGGGCATAGAGTACAAAGCACAATCCCGTGTATATATCCCCGCTTCTGTCTTTGATAACAAGAAATTACTGGATAATAACCCCAAATACGTGACGCACCTAGCGGCACTACCCGAAGCGGAGCGAAATGCCCTTTTATATGGCGATTGGGATAGCTTTAATGGACAGGTTTTCACTGAATTTCGGAATTCTCAAGACGGATACGATACGCACCAATTCAGTCATGTGATTAAGCCTTTTCCAATTCCCGACTGGTGGAAAGTCTTCCGCGCGTATGATTTTGGCTATTCTAAGCCCTATGCGGTGTTGTGGTTTGCGGTAGACGGTGACGGGAGAATGTACCTTATACGGGAACTCTACGGGTGCACGAGCACACCGAACACGGGCGTGAAGGAAGAGCCACACGAGCAGGCACGAAGAATAAGAGAGGTCGAAGCGACAGACGAGAGACTCAAGGGAAGAAAGATAAGCGCAGGAAGTGTAGCAGACCCCGCCATATGGAATAAGTCGACTGGCGTATCGGTTGCGGACGCTATGGAAGCGGAAGGGATTTACTTTGACAAGGGCGACCATGAGAGACTAGCGGGGCTTATGCAGTGCCACTATAGGCTAGCATTCGATGAAAAAGGCTACTCGATGTTTTATGTGTTTTCGGATTGCCTAGACTTTATAAGGACGATACCGAACCTCACATATGATGAAAAGAATGTCGAGGACATCGACAGCACGCAGGAAGACCATATATACGACGCATGGCGGTATGCGTGCATGCAAAACCCGATAAAGGCAAGAAGAAACTACTTAGATACAGATAATCACGATTTTGACCCGCTGAATTTATACAAGGGTAACAGCAAGGTACGGATGTACCGCACATAGAAAGAGAGGGGAAAGATGGCAAGAGCCAAAAAGAAAGAAGAATTGCAACAAGAAGAGAAGAAAGCTATAGCAGAGGGGCTTGCACAGGAGAACGCAGAGAGAGAGGAAGAAGAGAAGAAGGAAGTAGAAAAGGCGATTTCTTCCCTTATCCCGAAACTTACAGATGAGGACTGCATAGAAGCTATGGGGCGGTGCAGGAAGTATCACGAGAAAATGCAGGGCTTGGAAAATCGTTTGAAGGAAAACGAAGCGTATTACCGACAGCAATACACCTACTACAAAAACCTTGACGAGCAGAGAAGCCTTCCCGAAAAGGGTAGCGGGTATCTCTTAAATGCGGTTATTAACAAGGTCGCCGACATGATGGATAACTACCCGCAACCAACAATCCTTCCGCGTGAAGAGTCGGACGAAGA